CTGGTGGTGGCGATATTTGGAGACTTGTAGTCTCTAAAGCGTATTTCCCCGCCCAACTGTGACAAGAAGTGACAGAAGGGAAGAGATAAAGTCACACCTCGTTAAGAGGCGCGAAGTGTGGCCCAAATCCGATAACCCGCCTCTGTACCCTACGGTTTGAAAACCATAAAGGGCAAGGAGGTGCGTTATGAGAGAAAGGACCAGGAGTGAAGACGTAAAAGTCGTCGCCTACGAACAACAAGCTTTCGAAGGCGATGATGGTTGCACGGTACCGTACGAGGACTATTGCGAATGGTATGTGTCACATAGTGGCGCACACGTATCGACGTCCAGATACGAGATCATGCATGACGTAGTCACCCCAAATTTCCACAAGCTGCGGAACAAAGGCAAGATCATTAATTCGCCAATGGACCGAACAGTTACTGTGCTGAAGGACCCTCTCTGCTCACTTTTCGTGAATCACGAATTTAAAGAGTGGGAAGAGGGGTGCTCAACGCCAGTGTGGAAAAGACATGTCGTTACCCGCCAGGGTACGCGACCTTCATCGGTTTATACCGGTGGAGTAGCAGGCATGTTAGACCCGCCCAGCATCGACATCGAATCCTTAAAAGCACAAGCCTTAGCAAAGGCTCATGCGAACGTTAGTCAAACTAGCGCTCAGGGTTTGGTGATGGCTGCTGAAGGTAAGAAGACCGTATTGAGCTTGGTCAGTATCTTCTTGCGCTTGATTAAGATTTTGCGCAAGGTTAAGCGTTTGGACGTTCGCGGTTTAGCGAACGAACTTTCGCCCAAAGAACTGGCCGACCGATATATGGAACTTCGGTACGCCTTACGGCCCCTAATGTATGACACGGTTGACGTCATTCAGACGCTCAATACGAGCAATCCTGATGGCGAAAGGCCGCGTGTAACATTTAGGGCATTTGCTTCTGCCTCCGATAGTGACAGCGACGAGGTACCCTATCTTGATGAATGGGGTGCCGTGCCGTACTACTGGGCCCGAAAGGGAACGTTAGTAAAAACTGTCACACGGAACGTAGAAGTCCGTGCGGGAGTGTTGACCGAAATCATGAATGTCTCGGGTCTGGCGACCTGGGGCATGTTTGATCCGATCGAAGCTGTTTGGGAGCTTATCCCCTTTAGCTTCATTGTTGATTGGTTCATCAATGTCGGCGACACAATTGGCTCTATAACCCCGAACTATGGGTTAAATGAGCTAGCTTCTTGGTTAACGGTGACAGATACTGTCTACCGTGAGACCGCTTTGACGGCCACGTATGGAGTATCAGCAACCGGGGACGAAGAATATGTCCCAATTGATATGGATTTCTATATCAAAGGTGCTGTAACTTCGGAACTAACTGTTACGAAGACTCGCATACCTAACCCAAGCAAGAGCTATTATCCAACTTTTACGTTAAATTTGGACGCGCTCAAGCTAGCCGACCTAGTAATCATCGTGAAAAATTTGTTTTCACGTCGATGAACGGTAGGACAAACCTTGCCGACCTGAGGGTAGAACCCCTCGGTGTGCGGCCGTAAGTACAAGGAGCTACACCATGCAATCTGAAGAGATCACATTGGCAGTAGACGAACTGAACGATGCTAACACGGTAAACCACGTGTATAGCCGGTTCGAAGAGTATCAAAACCGGTCCGTGTATATTCATTCCGGGCATAGCCTGGAAGCACGGGATACATTGTCGTTCTACCGCACCTTTCCGAAAGTCTCGGGTAACTTCAAAGGTATGGCCAAATCGGCCGTGAAGTTTTCCCAAGATGTCGAGGTCGCTGGAGTGGACGGAGTGTCCACCTTGACTTCCCCGATAATCGTTGAGGTGTCGTTCTCAGTTCCAGTGGGAGCAACCCAAGCCGAGCAATTAATCGCGCGGCAGCGGGCCATCGCCCTGCTTGACGATGACACGATTATGGTCAAACTAAACGATCAGTTGATGGTTTAGTTATGAACTGGCAAATGTACGTCGACTTGATTGTCGACAAAATTCACCGGATTGTAACCGAGATAGGTCACACGGCTGTAGAAATACTACAGTTCTGGACCTGGTTCTCCTAATCGGAGTCTCGGACACAGACCATAACGTATTATTGGAGGGTTTATGAAAGTTAAATCCAGAAACAAGCGTACTGACGTTAGAAAAGAAATGCCAGTACAACTTCCCGAGGACTACCCTTGGAAGGTTGTGAATAAGTTAAGTCACGACCTGAGGGAGTACCTTGATGACGCCGACTTCAGTAAGCTCGACGGGATCATACGTAAACGTGATTTCGGAAAGTATCTGGAGTTGGCAGAGGAGTGGGGGCTACAGAGTATTACCCCTGCTGATACTAGCACCGTAGAAATACGGGCGAAGTATCTACTCGCTAGTTTGGTTAAGAAGTTTCGGTTCCCAACTGATCGGGGGACGCGCGAGGAGCGGGCCTTACGGATTTTCCATGAGGCCGAGCTCTTTTGCAAAACGTATAACGAAGAACGTTATACGGCCTTCGAGAACGCGGAGACCGAGTTTGGCGTGAAAGTCTTTCATCACGCTCGACTCTTCTTGTCCAAGCTACTTGGTGACCGGTTACCTGGTCATCGAGCTTTACTCGACAGGTCTCGACATGGTCCGGGAGCTACAATCGGCACGAAGAAAGGCATGACTTCGCTGTATTCGAAATACGCGGAGTGGCCCTATTCCTGTACGATCGATGCTTACCGGTATGCCCGATTTGCCATCGAAACAGACCAACGTTGGTTTGGAGCTTTGCAAAATGCCTACCGTGCACGTTTCGGAATACCGAAGCATATGCCGTTAGACATGAGCAAGTTCTGGGCCAGTGTCGTGAATGTGGTTGATGGTAATCGAATCGCTTTCGTTCCTAAGGACGCTCAAAAAGAGCGTACTATTGCAATCGAGCCTACCCTAAATTTGTATCTTCAATTAGGGGTTGATGGTTTCATACGTCACCGGTTAAAACGGTGGGGTGTGGACCTTGACTCCCAAACGAAGAATCAAGAGTTGGCCCGGTTAGGTAGTTTGCGCGACGATGATGAGTCTAGTTGTACTATAGATTTGTCCGCCGCGAGTGACTCAGTAAGCTTAAAGCTATGTGAGTTACTTCTGCCTAGCGAATGGTGCAGTTACCTCATGGACTTACGGTCCCCTTCTGGGACCGTGGGGGATGATCTCGTCGTTTACGAGAAAATCTCATCGATGGGGAACGGCTACACCTTTGCATTGGAATCGGCAATCTTTACAGCTTTAGTTTATGCTGTGATGAGAGCCAGCGGCGAGCCCTATGACCACAGAGTGTGTGCTATATTCGGCGACGATTTAATCGTGCCAAAGAAGCATTACTTCAAAGTGGTTGAGGCCTTGCGGCTAGCAGGTTTCCGCCTTAACCTTGACAAGACCTTTAGTGCTGGTCCTGTTAGGGAATCGTGCGGTGCCGATTGGTTCCGAGGATTACCTGTTAGACCCGTATTTTTCACTGACATCCCGACTGATGTTGGGGGCCTATTGACCGATTATAATCGGTTGAAACGTCTCCTTTCATTACGTTTTGGTGTTGAGAGTGAAGAGTCGGCAACACTCAGTTTGTACCGAAGATGGATCCCAGACAAGGCACGATGCCTTGTGGGGCCCTATTCGGATGAGTCTTTCGACTCGTACATGCACAGTGCAATGCCGCCGGCTAGCGCTAGCGAGCATTATAGGAAGCACTACGTGTA